GGGGACATCCCAAGCGGCATGCCGATTCGGTATATGAATCTGCGGGAAACCGGAGAGCGGTTCTATGATGGCACCCCCCAATACATCTACGACACTAGGAAAGGCGTGACCCGCATCTACGGCGGGAAAGTTGTAGAAAACATTTGCCAAGCAGTTGCCCGTTGCGTGATTGGTGAGCAGATGCTCCGTGTGGCTAAGCGTTACAGAGTTGTCCTGACAGTGCATGATGCGATTGTATGTATCGCACCAATTGATGAAAGAGAAGAAGCAGTTAAGTACGTTGAAGAGTGCATGCGTTGGAGACCCAAGTGGGCTGAGACTTTGCCACTAAATTGTGAAGTTGGATACGGAGATAACTATGGAGAGTGTTGATAAATACAAAGAAAGAAGAAAAAAATACAACGCATACAGACGCACTGAAGAGTACAAAGCTAAACGAAGGGCTACTCGGGACTTATCTAAAGATCGTGAGCGGTGGAAAAAATACTATGAGGCAAACAAAGAACAGCTAAAAACATATCACACAGAGTATATGCTCCGTCCCGGAGTTAAAGAACGCTATAAAGAACTACACCGTAAAGAATATATTGAAAAGGGTAAAAAAAGAGGCTTAGATAATATAAAAAATATTACAGATAGCTACGTAAAAATGGTATTAGTAAAACACACTAACTTAACTTACAAAGATATCCCCAAAGAGTTAATAGAAGTTAAGAGGTTAGAAATGTTAATTAGGCGGGAATACTTAGCTAATACTACACCCTCTGAAAGATTTAAAGAGTCAAAGAAAAAATACTTATTAAAAAAACGTAAACTTTTAACCAAGGAGAACCAAGATGAAAAACGTAACTGAGCTAAGAGAGCAATTGTCACAAGTTTTTTACGAACTGCGTAACAACACAGTCAAACACACCGATGCCGCAGAACTAGCAAACATTGCCGGTAAGATGATTAATTCAGCTAAGGTTCAGTTAGAGTATTACGCATTACGGAAAGAAACCCCAACGATTTCGTTTTTAGCTAGTGAAGAAGCGCTACTTCCACGAAAGGCAAAAAATGAAAGTAAGTGAAGTAGTTGACTACGCTCCCCACATCGAAGAGATAAAGCGTTTACTACGAGACGTATATGATTTAGCCAATGAGCGTAAGCACAGGGAAGCCGAAGAGATAGCCCTTAAGTTGGCAGTTGAAGCCAAACTCTTATATGTAGCGATTCGCCACAATGGGTAAATACACTTGGTCGTACAGTAGCATCTCGCTGTTCCAGCAGTGCCCTCGGAAGTATTACCGACTGCGGGTGCTAAAGGACATAGTTGAGCCGCCACAAGCACATCTCGATTACGGATCTGCGGTTCACAAGGCGGCAGAAGATTACGTCTGCGGTGGCATCGACATCCCTGAAAATTTTGGGTTCATCAAACAGTCCTTGGATGCGTTGAAGGTTCTGCCGGGGGAGAAGCACTGCGAGTATGAGATGGGGCTGACCAAAGAATTTAAGCCTTGCAAGTTCCGTAACCCTGACGTGTGGTTCAGAGGCATCGCCGACTTGCTCATCCTCGACGGCGACGAAGCAAAAATAGTTGACTATAAGACTGGTAAGTCTTCTCAGTACGCTGACATTAAACAGCTAGAGTTGCTCTCTCTTCTGGTGTTCAAACATTTTCCAAAAGTCAAGAGAGTTAGAGCAGGGCTTGTGTTTCTTGTAGCCGAAGATTTAGTTAGAGCCGAGTTCACCGAGGACCAGCAGAGCGCCGCGTGGACTAAATGGCTTCCTGAAATTGAGCGCCTTGAAACAGCGCTTGATACCGACGTGTGGAATCCCAAACCAAACTTCACATGTCGGAAGTTTTGTGCAGTAGTAGATTGTGAACACAATGGAAAAAACATTTACTAAGGAGAGTAACCATGAGTGGACGTAAACCTAAGCATGACAGTCGTGTATTGCGGTATTTAACAAATAAAGGGCCGGTAACTCAGGCGGCGATTGCCAAGGGTTTGAAATTACCGGTTGCAAACATTTATCCGATTATTAAACGTATGGTTGAGCAGGATAAAGTGCGCATGTCCGGAAAGCTTGTTGATGTGCTTGATGATAAACCAATTAAACAACCTAAGATCATCCCCAATGAGCATGTAGATCGTATTGCAATGCTCAAAGACGAGATCGACAACATCGACAACGGCATCCGCTCTCTGATGATCACTCGATCATACCTCCTACGCAGAACACAAGAAGAAACGGCAAATGTCTGATAAGTGCTTTTCGTATTATGAGGGTACTTGGGTCACAGTAAAAGAGACTGGTAGGAAAGGCGTAGTCGTTAAAGCGGTTGCCGGTTTGGTTGAAGTTCGGGTTCCAAGCGACAACGACTGGCCTTTTCCTAGCTATGTACACTGCCATCCAACCAAACTCATGCGGTACGAACCGCCCGACCAACCACAGGAGCCTGAGAATGAGCCTGCCCCATTCTGAAGTTGATCGTATGAACCAAGCTTGGACTGATTGGTTCGCTAAACGTGCGCCCCGCAACGAAGAAGCTTTCTACACATGCTTCAAAGAGGCGTGGGAATCTGCATACAAGCACTACGAGAAACGAATTGGTCTGCTTGAGCAGGAGGTGGCGTGGGCTGAGAACGGGTACAACAAGGAGAAGAACACATGAACGACGAACAAATCTTTGAACTAGCAGAGAAAATTGGGTTCCAAGATGACTTTGGTCGGTGGAACTTTACGAGTGAGAACTTGCTAGACTTTGTGTTCATGGTTCAGAAGGCAGAGCGTGAATGGGTTGGGCTGACTAAAGAAGAAGCCAAAGAAATCTCAATGGCAAATCGTCCCTATGTAATAGACATGGGGGCCGCATTGGAAGCCAAACTAAAGGAGAAGAACACATGAAAGATAGAATAATACTAGCAACAGTTGTATCAGGAATGGTGATTCTTGTTGTAGCCATATTCTTGATCGGCGCACAGCATGGGTCCCGTGTTAAAGCCATGAACATCGTAGAAATATTTGAGGCTGGTAAGAAGGAAGCCCTACGAGTCTCACCCCGTCCATCCCTTGAACTTGAAATTACTTGCGCCAACGTATGGGCTGGCAAAGTTGCCGCGCCGGAGGTATTGAAATGAGTGACAAACCCGATATGGTCAACAAACCCCCTCACTACAACAAAGGTGGCATCGAGTGCATCGACGCAATCAAAGCTGCATGCGAAGGGCTGGATGGATTTGAAGGCTATTGCACTGGCAATTCAATCAAGTATCTGTGGCGCTGGAAGCACAAGAACGGCGTTGAGGATCTGAAAAAAGCCGACTGGTACATTCGCAAACTGGCTAATGAGACTAAAAATGCGGACAATTGAGGACAAGCTTCTTGATTACCTATGTGAGCATAAAAAACCTACTACGATCAAGCAGATGGCTAGGTACTTCATTGCCAGCGACAACGCCGTGCAAAGAGCGTTCACTAGCCTAGTCAATCGTGGGCTGGCTGAGGTCGTGCCTAAGAGTAAGCCATACCTATACAGGGCAAAGCTTTGAGCCTAAAATTGGTGGATCTATCTAGGAGAACAGCATGCCTTACGTCAACAAACCCCGGCCCTATAAGAAGGAATACGAGCAGTATGACGGCACCGAAAAGGTCAAGAAAAAGAGGGCCGAGCGCAACAGAGCAAGGCGGATCATGGAGGAAGCCGGCAAGGTGCGTAAGGGTGACGGCAAGGACGTCCACCATAACAAGGCGCTATCGAAAGGTGGAACCCATAAAGACGGACTATCAGTCATGGACGCCTCCGAGAACCGGTCTTTCAAACGCAATTCCAAACGCCAGCTAGTCAACGAAACCAGCACACAGGAAAAGAAAAAGAGTGCAAATAGTCGATAACCACACGTTAGTCGTACGAACTCGGAACCCAGCAAGGATCACCGAGACCATAAAAAACAGTAAGTTGCTACAAACGAATGGAGATGTAACTGAGATTGCCGTGAAGTGGGGTCTTGAGGAAGCACAAGTCCTGCGCAAGCTGAACATGAAAAATGTGCCTTCCCCGATACAGAGGGACTACAAGTGGCCCGGACTGTTCAGACCCATGGCACATCAGATCGAGACTACGTCATTCTTGACGCTACATAAACGAGCTTTTTGCTTTAACGAGCAGGGCACCGGCAAGACTGCATCGGCTATTTGGGCATCGGACTACTTGCTTGAGAAGAAGCACATAAACCGAGTGCTCATCGTCTGCCCGTTGTCGATCATGCAGTCTGCGTGGCAAGCCGACCTGTTTAAGTTTGCATTGCATCGTACGGTAAACGTCGCACACGGCGACCGAAACAAGCGCAAGGAAATCATCAACAGCATCTCTGACTATGTCATCATTAACTATGATGGGCTGGAGATTGTGAAGGACGACATCAAAAACGGCGGTTTTGACCTAATCATCATTGACGAGGCCAACGCATATAAGAACGCAAAGACCAAGCGGTTCAAAGCGATGAAAGAGGTCATGAACCACAACACGTGGATGTGGATGATGACAGGCACCCCTGCCGCACAGTCCCCTCTTGATGCTTATGGCTTGGCTAAGATGTGTGTCCCCGACACGGCCCCCATGTTGTTTGGTGGGTTCAGAGACTCTGTGATGTACCAGATTACAAGATTCAAGTGGATACCGAAACCGTCAGCAGAAGCAACGATTCACAAAATGCTCCAACCCGCTATCCGCTTTACGAAGGCCGAGTGTTTAGACCTACCCGAAGTCACCTACACCTCCCGCTACGCCCCTCTATCTCCTCAGCAAACTAGGTACTACAAGCAGTTGAAGAGGGAGATGATGATCGAAGCGGCTGGCGAAGAGATCTCAGCAGTCAACGCCGCATCTAACTTGACTAAACTACTTCAGATATCTTGCGGTGCTGTCTACACCGACATGGGCAACGTAGTGGAGTTTGACGTGGCAAGCCGGCTGTCTGCCGTGCTAGAGGTTATCGAGGAAGCCACACACAAGGTGCTGATCTTTGTACCTTTCACACACACTCTGGCGCTACTAAAAGATTTCCTATCCAAAAACGGAATCACCGCCGAGATCATCGACGGAAGTGTGAGTGTTAACAAACGCACCGACACGTTTAAACGCTTCCAAGAACAACAAGATCCCAAAGTGCTTCTCATCCAGCCTCAAGCGGCAGCACACGGAGTAACCCTAACTGCGGCAAACGTTGTGGTTTGGTATGCTCCTGTGACCTCAATTGAGTTTTACCTACAGGCAAACGCACGGGTGCATAGGCAAGGACAAAAGAACCCTGTAACTGTGGTGCATATTGAGGGCAGTCCCGTAGAGTCCAAGTTGTACGGCATGCTTCAGAGCAAGTTGCATTTCCATAGCCGTATCATCGACCTCTACAAAAACGAAATTAATACTTGACAGACTAAAGTTACGGGGTTACAGTTGTAAAACGGACAACAGATCCGACAGATAAGGAGAGTTATGGACGTGTCAATTGAGAAGATCGTCACCACTTACATCAAGATGCGCGACACAAAGGATGCACTCTACAAAGAGTACACCGCAAAAGCTTCTGAGATCGAAGAGCAGATGACAATCTTGAAGCATAAGCTGATTGAGATCTCGAAAGAAACTGGCGTTACAAGCTTCTCCACGCCGAATGGTGTGGCGTACCGCACAGTGAAGAATCGCTACTGGACTAACGACTGGGGAAGTTTCTACGACTTTATGCGTGAGAACGGTACGATGGAGTTGTTGGAGAAGAGGATACATCAGACGAACATGAAGGAGTTCTTGGAGAACAACCCCGATGCTCATCCTCCCGGCTTGAACATTGATAGTGAATATGAAATCACCATAAGGAGAAAGTAACCATGAGTGACATTGCTCTGTTTAATAAAAACGTCCCCGACTACCTCAAGGAAGTCGAACTTGATGACCTGACCAAATCCCTGTCAGGCAACACCGGTCTTAAGCGTATCTCGATCCGTGGCGGCGTGTTCCGCCTTATGGTTAACGGCGAAGAGATTGCTAAGAACGAAAACCGCGCCATGAATATCGTCATTGTGAACGGCGCACCCAAGGTATCTCGTCAGTACTACGCTGGTAAGTACGTCCCCGGTGAGACTGCACCCCCCGACTGCTGGTCAAACGACGGAGAAACGCCCGACGCCAGCATCGAGAGTCCTCAGAACAAGACCTGTGAAGGTTGCCCTCAGAACATCAAGGGTTCGGGTCAAGGCGACTCACGTGCATGCCGGTTCCAGCAAAAGCTTGCTGTTCTCTTGGCTGACGACGTGCATGGCGACGTGTATCAGTTTTT